CCAAATGCTGCGGAGCTAGTAATGGTTACGTAACCAGTACCAGAACCAGTTACAGTCCAAGTACCTACTACAGCAGCTGGAACAGAGTTACCAGAAGCAATAGTAATCTTAGTGTTTAGTAGGTAAGCAGTGTCTGCGCTAGCCGCGTAAATGTTGGCCGAGCTAGGCGTGGTTACATCAACACGGGTAATTGTCTTAGCGGTGTTTGTTGCAGCAGTCGCAGTGGTAATAGTGTTAACTTCACCCTTTAGGCCACTTCTGATAGTTCCGGTAGAGTTAATATTTGCTGTGTCAGCAACAGTAAATGCTGCAGAGCTAGTAATAGTTACATAACCAGTTCCGTTACCAGCCACAGTCCACTCACCAAGAACGTAAGAAGGAACCTTAGTTGAACCTAGGGTACCAGCTACGATTGTAATCTTACTGTTAATTGGGTAAGTAGTATCTGCGTTTAGTGCGTAAATGTTAGCGCTACTAGTGGTTGTTACGTTAACACGGGTAATGTCAGCAAATAGCTTGACGAAACCAGCATCTTCAAGTGCATCAATAGCAAGAGCAGTTGTCTTACCAAGAACTAGTGGGACCTTGATGTAGTCAATTGTAGTGCTAGTGTCGGCACCACGGGTTCCCTGGTAGAATCCGTAGCTGTCTTTTGCTCCGATTTCATACAAAGGGTAACCATTGTAAGCTCCAACAACAGTATTGTGAACGCTTACAGTTGGGTCAAGTAGGGTGGACGGGAAAATGTTTCCGCTGTTTGTTGGGTTATCCTGACGGTCATCGTTAGGCTGCATAGGGAAATTACCCCATACAAAGTCAACTTGAACGTTTGATTTGTCATCCAATGAATGACCATTATTATTTGTTGTGGCTCCAAGGCCGTTAACAATTGGCATTTTTATTCTTCTTCCTGATTGCAATCATGAGTGTATAGTTCATCCTCGTAGAGAATGTCGCCACAGTATTTACAACGAAACATGCGGACATCATCTAGTGCTTCGTGTAAGGAGTCGGAGTTTGGGAGCTCATCTTCTGCCCTGGGATTCTGCGCGAAAATCTCAGGAGGAAATGGTCCCCGAGGACTTGAGTAGCCACTAGGGACGGGGTGTCCCTGAACAGCGAACTTACGAATGAGAGGCATTTACCCAACCTTCTTTAAGTCTAATACTAGAGTGCACCATTTTAGCATATTTTTCAGTCTAAATTTAAACGGCTTGAATAAACGGTTTTGAAGTGTCTGGCAAATCATTTTGGAATGTAGTACCAAGTTGTCCGCCTCTAGGAACATAGTACTTAGTTATTGGTGCTGGATATTTTTTAGTAGGGGATTGGTTTGTTGGCTCAATAGCTTGAATAGCACGATTACCCGGTTGAAGCAATTGTTGGCGGGATAACGCTGAGTTATACGCTAAGTGCCTTGCTTTCCAAGCACTATAATTACTTTTTTGACTATTGGTTGGCCTATTAGAAAGAATGCTCATATCAGCATTGTGTCTAGAAAAAACGTTGTTAGTTTCTAAAGTTGCTAGTGGACGGGCTTTACGAGTAGCGTCCATTTTTTCTTGCATTACTTGAGACATTGGCTTAGTAGGTCTACTGCTTACCCAGTTTTTAAACTGTTTAGAATTTTTAATACTAGAAAGAGAGTTTTTTCCTTTTAATTTCCCTGTAGCAGTTGCAAGATGGTAACCTACTGTTTTAGGTGAACTAGCCATTTATTTTACCCTCAATATTATCAAAGCGGTTGTTTCCCTCATCAAGTCTAGCATCAATTTGTTCTAGCTTCTTTTCAACTCGAGTGATAGCGTCTTTCATGGAAGAGCCGCCGTTACGCTTCAACTCACCGTCAATACGGTTTAAGCGCTCCATTACACCTGGCACGGCGGAACGACCAGGTGTTGCCGGTTCTCCAGCCCAATCTCTGTGGAAATCATCCCAGGCATCCATAGCAGCGTGTACACGGTCGCATACCGGCTTTAGAAGCCTCCAAAGCAATCCGAGTGCAGTTCCGACTGTTATGACGCCTGCGGCCCAATAAAAGACAATTTGGTCCATATTACTTTATCCCCTTTTTTACTCGATAGCCCCCGCCAAATCCTTCTCCAATAGGACGCCCAGGACCAGCCCACGAAATTTGTGAGCTAAGTGCTGGATGTCCTATGGAGCCTTGCATTTTACTTAAATAGCTTTAGTGGGTCTACTAGACGCTCAAATGGAAGTAAGTGTGCTTCTACACCTGAAAAGTCTTTACCCATAGTAGCGACAGTCATATGTAGATGAGCGCCTGTTGAGGCTGAGCCTGATGGGGTGTTCTTGCCACCACCAACTAGTCCTAGAACAGTTTGTCCACCAACAACCTTGTCACCCTTTTTTAGGGTTGGCTTTTCAGCTAGGTGAGCGTAAAGAACCCAGTGCTTAGCATCTTTTGATGAGTGGACAATAATCCAACCTAGAACGTCAGTCCATTCAACAAGACCGACAGTTCCATCACAGATAGCTTTGATTGGGCTCTTTTCTTTTGGTGCCCAGTCCTGCCCGCGGTGTGGTCTACCATTGCGGTATGGAGCTAAGTTACCGAGCTCATCTCCTCTAAGTTTTTTATCAAATGGTTCATGGTATACAAGTTCAGACATGTTTGTCCTTTCGGGGTTATGTATCTATTGTCTATGATTTTTGTTTTAGTTTCCGCTTATACGTAGAAATAAAGCCTCTTTGGTATGCTATACACTCATTTGCGGTGTACTTACGAGTACTATTCGCGGTGTGTTCACGCCAACTTATTAGTGCCAATTCTACCAACTCTTTATGTTTTGGCATATTTGGGTTACGTTTAAACACTAGTCCTCTTTTTTAACATTTTTTAGCTGAACAGACTGCTGGAAAGCAGCGTTGATTTCAGCGTTAGATAATTTACCATCTTCTAGGAAAGCAATAGACAAGCGTTCAATAACCTTGGCTACAGCAAGAATACCGCCAACAAGAGCGGCAGTAGCAGGAGCAACGCCCCCAAGGGAACCAGCACCGATAACACCAAGAGCGGACGCAACAAATGTTGCCAAAATTCTGAGAAGAACATTTCCAGTAAGTTTCATTTAGTACCTCTAACTAATATAAAGATGTTACAGATTGTAAGTGTATTAGTAAAGGAATTGTATTTTCTATATTAAGAATACAAAAAAAGTTTGTTAATTACTTGGCATACCATTCAAACCAGACGGATTTCCAGTTTCTACGTCACTAACACCAGCATCTCTAGCTAATCCTTGAGCTCCCTGCTGTACTGCACTTAGATTAGAGCCAGGCAACAATGTAGAAGGGTCATAGTTAGTTTGCCCCGACACCATGTAAGGCCACTGATTAAAAGCATAGTTACTTGGAGTTTGTTCTCCACGAGTTTGCTGTTGAAGTTCATACGGCTGTGTGCCACTAGTCATTTTAAGATTATCATCAAGATACTGACCAATGTCTGTTGCTTGGCCAGCATACATTCCTTTAGTTCTTTTAGAAAGTTTTGATTGAGATGGCATTATTGCCTTCCAGTATATTGGGCTTCTGTTGCTCCAGTGGATTTACCTGGAGCCATTCCCTCAAACTTTTTACCTTGACCACTGTCTCCATCATATTTGGTGTCATCCTTCATTGCTACACCATCATCCCCCATTGAGCCGTTTTTAGTACTGGTAAATGGTTTGTCATCAAAGTCTTTACTTTGTACACTTCTGCAACCAGAACACATGCCTAATTCCCTTACTATTCAATATAAACAGTATGACAGAAACAGAAAGCCCCGCCAGTCTAAACCAGCGGGGCTACTGCTTATAGAGTTTTGATTACTCTCACAAACCTTATCTGACTCTTTTTATAGTCTGATAAAGGTTGAACTATCGTAGACTGTGTTCCACGATGTGCATTAATCATTTTTCCATTTCCGATGTAAATGGCGGCATGATAGAAGTTAGTGCTGCCATTGTAAGCAAACACTACAATGTCTCCAACTTTAGGGTTAGAAACTCTAGCTCCAATATGTGCTTGGGCATCTGCCGAGTGTGGTAATACTATACCAAATTGTTTATAAGTCCAGCGTACTAGACCTGAACAGTCCCATCCACGGGGACTGGCACCTGAGAATACATAGGATGTACGTCCTACGCGAGTCTTCAGATACTTTACTACATGAGCCATTTGAACAGAATTACGTTTAATCTTTTGTATTTGGATTAAACCCGTTTTTAATGACTGCTCTTTTACTTGGTGTTGCTGTACTGCCTTTGTGTTTTCAATCTGAGCTATTGCCGCAGAAGCGGAGCAACCAGCGAGAGTTAAAAGAACGCTGGCTATTATTACGTACTTTTTCATTTAGCGACCTTACCTTTCATTGCTTTAGTACTGGGGTCGTTTATTGTCGAAGTGACATTCTCTATTAAGTTATAAAAACACCCTAGCACAGATGTTTGTGTTGGGCAACTATTAACTAGTTAGGTAGTCTAAAAGCTCGGGGTTGTCTTTTAGTACCATTAAAAGGGTTTCTTCGTACATTCCAATGAAGTAATGCTCTGTTTCTTCAAAGGTTAGCTTAGGATTCATTTTACTTCCTGTAAAAAAAGTAAATCTAATAGCATGTAGAATCTCGTGCATTAGCACTTGCTTCTTACGGGTTGTGGCTGCATCTATATCAATAATAATCATGTTACGACGTTCTAGTGTATACCCGTAGTTATCCTCATACAACATGCCATCTTCTTTAGAACTGTGTTCTACTATGTCCCATATCTGAGTACCAATAAGTAACGTTTCTGGAATCACCTGTCAGACCCCCATCCTGAGCCTTTAAAGGTGAGTGACGGTGCTGAGAAGACACGAGTCATCTCTTTCTTGCACTCTAAACATTCTGGAACTATACGTTGCTCTGATATGGTTACAACGTGACTAACAGTAGTCTCACAAGTTTCACATTTGTACTGATAAGTAGGCATTGTTAAGCCTTAACTAATTTACGTTTGATTGGGTCAAATACTTTTGGAGACTTCTTAAAAGCCTTCCCACTATTTCTTTTATCGTTACGGGCACCTTTTGCCATTTTATTCTCCTATCTGTTATTGTTCGCTGATTCTGTAGGAGTCGAACCTACGCTAACGGTGTTGGAGACCGCTGTGCTACCGTAACACTTAGAACCATTAGTGCAACTACTCCCAAGGACGAAACAATGGGCGGAGTTATCCACGGCTAGTTGCCATACCGTGGCAGTGGACCAGCACAGAATTGAACTGTGGTCTTACAGATTCCTACTGGAGGCTTTGTTCTGCAATCGACACCATTTCTAGCCCTTGTGCCAGGATGATTGCCACTAGGCTCACGCGAGAACATACGGTGCTCCTGGCGAACACACGCTCTTGTAATTAGTATACACCAAAATTACTTGATGTCAATTACCTTAGGTTTCTTTTCTTCAGGAAGCTCTTTCTTAAAAGTAATTACTAGTAGTCCATTATCTAGTTCAGCACTTGTTACTACCCAGTACTCAGCAATAGCAAGAGATAGAGTAAAGTCTCTAGTAGCTATACCTTGATATAGTACTTCTCCTTTAGCCTTACTCTCCTTGTTACCTTGAATAGTAATAGTAGAGTCTTTAACAGTAACAGTAATTTCTTTTTTACTAAAACCAGCAACAGCTACATTGAGTAGGTTAGTTTCATCATCCAATTGAACAATGTCGTATGGGGGATAGGTTGGTTTATTTGAGGTAATTTCCTTGAGTTGGTCAAGGATAGGTGACCAGCCAATAGATAGACGGTCTAGACGAGGGAATAGGTCAGCAATGGTAATAACCTTAGGCTTCTCTGATTGCCACTTCTTATAACTATCTTCGTGGATATTTGGACCCCAGGGAGTATAAGGTGGTTTTTTGTTTTTATCCCATGGGTCATTTGAATATGGTTGTATATGCATTTTGTCTCCTTAGACGACAACTGTGCTACGATACCATTTTCACAAACTGTCCGAAGCACAGTATTAATTTACGACACCCAATTGGCGTGTCTATATTTATATTATATATTTAATGACTATTTGTCAAGTTTAACTATTATCTAAATCCTGGATTAGCTTTATGCCATGCTTCAACTACTTTAGACACATGGTCTTCTTGTTCTATCTTAGGCGCTTCTGACAGCTGCTGAGACACGACAGGGTGAGCTTCTTCCCTCTTCTTAGGAGTTTCTGGCCATGAACCTGTACGTTCATAGTGCTCTTTACGAGCCCAGTAGGCTGCATCTCTAGCCATAGCTATCCTTGTTCAACAACGAGAGGCTTTTTTACGGCCCCGCCACTTTTTTAAGTCTTAATTAGTTTATACCTTAATGTCTATGATAGTATGTCAAAATAAAGATATAAGATAAAGGATTGAATATGTCTAAGAAAAACCCAAAAGCTACTATGCAGAGCTTAAAGAGTCGTCTAGTATCCCACCCATTAGCTTTAGGTGTTGCTGGAGCTATGGCTGCTGGTGGAGGAAACCGTGTTGGTGAACCTGCAAACAACTTTGTTGGAGATTTTGCTCAGCCTTATTTTGATATGATTAGTGCTCACCCTAATGGTGCTCCTGCAGCTGGTGCTGCTATTGGTGCCGGAGTTGGTGTAATTAGTGCTTTGGTAGCACAGCGTCGTGATGCTAAAGCTTATCACCAACAGCAGAATGTTGCTGCTAGAACTGCCAGCTTAAATCCTCATATCACTAGAAACTACAAAAACCCTAAGTAATCCTTAAAACGCCCCTGCCATTATGAATCCTTATACACAGGACATGTCTTGCCCCGGGGGATGTGGGCAATCTATAACCTATAATAAAAGCAAAGACACCTGGTCTCATGCAGGTCTACACGATAGTTCTTGTCCATTTCATCAATATGAACCTATGGACCACAGACATGTATTAAATATTAGGTGGGGTAGACTTAAATTCAATGACCAGGGTGAAATTGAAGAGGTAAAAAGGGAACCTAAGCCTGTTCCTGAGCCCAAATTAGCTGATGTAATCAGTCTGGCTCAATATCGTAAGAAAAAATCTTAAAAAACACTTGACAAGCTCTTAACTAGGCTATAGATTAGCCGTATGAAGTTAATTGAGCAGTTTTATCTCCCATCAATGAAACACTCTCTACGGGCCTCACAAGGGCTTACAGGGGCATTCTATGCCTAGACCGACACCGCCATGTGGAACTAGGGCCGGATATCGTCTTCATGTTAGGGTGCAGGGGCGTCCTAAGGATGAATGTGAGCTATGTTACAACGCTGAACTACAGTACTGGCGTGACAAAAGAAACCCAAACCATCCAGATTACCGTGGAAAAGAAATAAACAAAATAAGAAGGCGGGCTACGTTCCTCAAAAAACATGGCCTACCTAAGATTAACTACCGGATACGCAATGAAACCCTAGAAAAACGTAATCCACGTAAATGGGGCTGGGAGCACTACACTACAGAGATGATAATAGAGCGTTGGGGCATCATTTGCTATCTTTGCAGTGAAGAGATAGACTTAGAGCTATCAAGGACAAGTCTAGAAGGTCTCCACCTAGACCATGTCATACCAATATCAAAGAAAGGCTGCGATATCATCGATAATATAAAACCCACACATGCACGCTGCAACCTCGCCAAATCAGACAAAATGTGGCTAAATGGCGAACTCGTTTAGGCTACTGCTTAATATTAAAAGAGCTCAACCGTGTTTTTCACCTGGCGATAATATATCCTGCTTGCGTTAGGGTTGTCCCAAAATTACCGTTATCCTAACACCATCATAAATAGTGATGGCACACTACTTATGTGAATAAGGTTTCGTGCTACCTATGGCGTGTAATTCCTATTTATAGGCATAACCCTTAGTAATACGGCTAAGGGTTATGCTCATAAAGTAATCGCTGACTATCTCCCCTTATTGCTACGGCACGGCTTATTCATTAGGGTTATCTCCCCTAATGTGTGAACTGTGCCGTAGTTAGGTGCAGTAAACGCTATAACAACCGTTATAGTGAAACCCTTTACGCTTAGGAGCGTGATAGCGATGAACACTACAACATCGCAAACAGTATTAGTTGCTGACTCAACTGACGTAACTGGCAACGATGTGCCAGTATCCCTGTTTGAACGTGCCCTTGGTACGTTCACTGGTGACGGTGTTGGCTCTATCTTCAGGACTATTCCTGAATTAGAGCGACTAGTCCTTACTGAAATGGTGGCTCGACTAGAGTCCACTATGGAAGTAAACGGCGTAACATTCACCGTATCAGAAGCACGTAGTTCCTTTAAGGCACTACACGTTCAGGGTATCAAGACAGGCAAGCGAACCTGTGAGCAACTCCCAACTTGGGCAAAGAAGTCTGATGCCCCAGAGACAGAGTACGCAGAGACCATCATAGATAAAGAAATCTATGACATCTTCACAGTTGAGCGTGGCTTCATTGACGTAAAGTCAAACGAAGAGGGTGTCCGTGACTATGTAGGTGTTCCTTGCCTGCTTAGAGGAGCAGATGCTCGCCTGTACAACGCCATTGACGAGTTCATTGGTGAACTTGGTATGGGCAGAAGCCGTCGTGGCAACAAGGGGTACTGGTCAGAGTATGACTTGGACGAGTTGGTCGCCGAGATGAAAGCCAGAATAGCTGAAATTAGCTAATCTGGCTACTGCTCAACACACGGGCAGGCTAAGTGAGTCTATCACCAGACTTACGAAGCCTGCCCGTTGCTGTTATCAAGTAAGACGTCGAGCAACGTCTATAAATAATGCAGAAGTTACGCACGCTCTATGCTCCTAACTGCTAGGGAAAGTTAGGCGGGAAAGCCAGTGTTATTCCGATAAGGCAGTCAGCCCTAGAGACACTTTAGGTGTAGGTGTGCAAAGCCCCTCTAGGGCACGCTCATTATAGAAAGGAGCCAAACTATGGCTAAGAGCAAGTATGTCTTTGGAAATGCTTACTATAGCAAAGCCCTAGCTATGAAAGATTACTATTATCATAGGGCAAAAGCAGTGAAGTGGTGGTGCGAGACATTTAACTCAGCACCAACTGTAAGGTCTGATAGAAGAACCTTACGTAAAGCAAAACAAGTCACTAACTGGGACTTGTCAACAATGAATCTCTGGGAAGGAGAGCAGTATGTGTAAACACACAGAGATAATAACAGCAAGCCGTAATGCTGTTGTAGCCCTAAGGGCTAAAGTCCAAAGAAAACTACTTGTATTAGAGAACCCTTTTACAAGCGGCTCTGTAATAGGAGAGTTCTCTAGGCAAGAGAATGCCTATGACTTTCTCCTTATGGAAATAGAAGAGGTTGGCTGTAAGTCCTGTAAATATGATGCTCTAGACCCTGGTAGAAAGAGTAACTACCTTAGGTTTCTAGATGATTATGTTACACACTTTGCTAATGGTAAGTGTGAAGACTGTGAGTAAGTCTTTCTCATAGAAGCAAGGATAGTATTTGGGTTATCTATCCTCTAAGTCTTCTCTATATCTCTACAAATAAGACCCCCGTAGAGATGAATAAAGGGGGCAAGTCGTCCTAGTAGCGCACTCCAAGTGGCATTCCCCTAGAAATACGCAGGGTGAGTAAGGTTCGAATCCTTACAGTGTGTGAAAGGCTCTCTCTATATAATAAGTCCCCCATAGAGAGCAGTAAAAGGGGGCAAAGCCCCCTTAGACCCCCGTACAAGGGCGTTCTAAGGGTAACCAAAGGGGCTTGGCTACGACCAAGGCAAGCACAACCGCTGGCGGTAGCTGTCTTCTCTAGAAGTAGTCAAGCCCCTCAACCTATATGAAAGGTAGGTAAGCAATGACTAAATCAGTCAAGCAAGCAACACCTGTTACACCTGTTACACCAGCTAACACTAGCAAGCGAGCAATCGCTAGGCTCAAAGTTAGAGAAGCAAAGCACGGTGCAGAATGTCTTTACTGTGATGGTAGTGACCACAACCGTAAGCAAGTGTGGGATGCTGAAACACACAGTTGGGTAAAATAATGACTGAGCACAATCAATATTATGTAAAGTTCAAGCCATTTGATATAGCCGTAGCCCTAAAAGGTAACGCTGTGCCTAATGGTTGGGTAAGGATAAGCCATAGTATGTGGCTTATGTTAGTAGCACTAAAGACAAGGAGATAACAGTGCAACTTATATGTAATGAGTGCGACTTCAATAGAGTCGCTAAATATAGACAGAGTGCTAAGCGTTTCTTGCGAATGTTTCACGTGGAACATTGGCACTACGCACAGTTGATTAGCTGTTCACAAGCATTCCGTAACAAGCCAAGGGGTATGTAATGGCTATGTGTAGGAAGTGTGACTCCGAGGGTCACAAGACTAAGGCAGAGTTCGCAATAATTGTGAAACGAGCCCTGCATACATACAAAGATAACAACCAAGTAGATAGGTCATTTTTTGTAGATGTAAGTCCACGTATCAAGGCGTATCTATGCCAACCCTGCCTGAAATACACAAAAGAAACCGAAGTAGTTCAGTTTGATACTGAAGTGCTCTAACAAAGGAGATAACAATGGCTAGTTCGCTAACCGAATTACAGTATAGGCAAGGCACACTCACTAATAGATTAGAGAGATTGCTAAGCTTACAATCTATGATGGCTAACCCTGACAAGCGTTTAGAGAATGATATAAGACTGACACGCTTGTCCCTAGATGATGTGAGGAAACAAATTGCCAACAGAAACAATCGCTAGTATTGCCAGCCAGCCTAGCCAACACAAACAAACTAAGTGGGTCACAACCACTAAAGATTACCCAACATATAGTCTTACAGCACAGATGGGTAGAACCATCAGACGACTTCGTACAAACCAAGATAAAACATTACGACAACTTGCTGACACAAGTTATATAGCATTGTCTTTCTTGGCTGAAGTAGAAACAGGTAAAAAGAACGCTAGTCCACATACTGTTGAAAGCATATGCATAGGGCTAGGAATAACAACGCTAGAGTTCATGCAAGAACTCTGCGTAACAATAGAAAAAGGATGGTAACAATGGCTTATATAAATAGGTCCCCGCATCATTTGCACTATGACCCATCAAATGATGAGTCAAAAAAATATGCTATGGAAAAAGCAAAACAATCATTCCTACAAGCATTAATAGATGGGCTTGAAACTAGGCAGTACACTTGGGAAGTTATAGGCGACCCAGACCTTGACCGTGTTCATCTAATCTCTTGTAAAAATGAGCAAGGAGCAAAAGAGTTTGCTAGCAAAGGGCTAGTAAATGGTGCATCACTTGGTGCACTAATTGAATCACGAGTGTTGAAGTTGGAGGATTTCAATGAGTAAAAATATAGATATACCTAGAAAGCTATACTATCGCCTGATGTTCTGGCACCAGTTAGCCAAGTTTATATATATGCTACACCGTAAGGCTAAGTGGAGAGAAGACTTAGTTGGCATCAAAATCCATAACAACAATAACAAACAACTGAAAGAAGCAAGCAAATGACACTAGCAGAACAATACCGTAATGTAATCGCTGACCTAGAACAGGACATTGGTTATGAAGAGAGTGCACAAGAGACAGCACTTAGTGTGCTCAAAGGCAGACTACACGAGATAGAGAACGTGTTGCCTGACCTGTTCAACGAAGACATTGACAAGATGTTTAGTTGGATACCTGAAGTGTTTGAAGAGACACCTACCACTCAAATTGTCGATGAGTTGAATGCTAGATTTAGTAAGTTCTCTCAAGAAGACGACAACAAATAAGATTCTTTTAGCAATTCCGCTAACAGATAGCTATAACAAATAGAAAGGCACCACAATGGCAGTAACAACAAGTATCCGAGTAGATACACAAGCAGCAAAGGCTAAACTTCAGGCTCGTCTTGACGACCACAAGAAAGCATTTGCTGCATACAATAAGGCAGTTGAAAAGTATGAAACTGACCTTGATAAATGGGCACTAAAGGTAATTAAGCACAAGGATGCTATTAAAGTATCTGTAGGTCACGGTAACTCAGTAGGTGTAGAAGTTCCTCAGTCTATGCGAGACAGTAAGCCAGTTCATCCAAGGGAGATTGACTTTGCTGGTATGTTGAACTACCGTAGTTCATACAACTCACCAAGTGATGTAGAGGCCATTGAGAATGCCTTAGGTATTCTTGGGATTGCTATTGATGCAACAATTAACGTCAATGCAATCAAAGGTGTTGGCTCATTCCTTAAGTAGTATGTAAGGAAATGGCACTAGGAGCAGAGATGTTCCTAGTGTCTAACCTTTACATAAAGTAAAGGACGTAGTGCCTGTCTAGAACCAAGAGCTAAGATGCAATAGGACAAAAAGCATCCACTAGCCCCATCAAAGTAAGGGAAATTCCCCCAAACGTGGACAGAGTCGATTAGGTTGTATGAGCATTTGTAACTCTAGAACTAGACAGGCACTACAAATTAAGAATTCTATGTAGCAATACATAGCATCTGGAGTGGGCGGCCAGTAAAAAGAAAACCCTATGTCGGTGCAAGACCGAACTTCTATGCTGTGGCGAACATAGTCGGAGTTGCTGTGGTTTTAATAGTAGTTGAGTTAGCGATTGCTGAGTGCGTTACTACTGGTCATTGTCCACTTAGTTTGACTAAGAATAATACGTAAGACGAACTCACATCAAGCCCCCTGTTACACTGTCACACAATGAGTTTATATAACTAGTGCTGATGTAGCAGGGGGCTTGCTTATAACACAGAGCGGCTAGCCCGACACAAACACCTAGCCCATAAGTTTCCGTAGCAATACGGTTTGCTATTAGCAACCCCGCTAATAGCCAAATATATATAGAAAGGTTGATGTCCTATGGATAACAACGTGCCTAAGATTACTCAAGATAATCTACCTAATGATAGCTATTTCATTGTAAGAATGTGTGTTCATTGTCAGGATATTACAGACACTATAGCAGTACCATTTCATATGCCATTCCCTAGTGTACGAATTGCTAAAGCAATGATGCTAGGAATGATTGAAGATGCTATAGATGACGACAAGTCAGTGAACTTTACTGATGGAGTTGTACACATGACAGATGATGAGGGTGAGCAACACAAGTACATTCAGGCTATCATCCACATCACCAACAAGATTGTTTGGCGTCCAGGTGACGACGAGCAGATAGACTCTAAGTTCAACGACATCATTGGTGCTCTTGACTTAGATACCCCAACCGAATAGAAAGGCAACAAATGTACGCAGCTATGATGAAGTGCCAAACTTCTACAGGAGATGTACGCACAGTCGCAGTAGTTCCTACTACTGATGATGTACGTATCTTCTCACGATTAGGAGAGGGGCGTGGTCGTGCTGGTGCTTGGCTAGAAGGAGATGTACTCATTGAACAAAATGAGTTACTTATTGGAAGCCCAGTATCACTCAAGACTACTCCGTCAGAAGACAGAGTAATCAACTCTACTATCACACCGTCAATGTTCTTGGTGAAGTTAGGCAAGAAATTGCCTGAAAGCAGCACACCTAGTTCAACGTCAGCACTAGAAGAGTTTCAATCTCTACTAGAGCAGGCATTGAATGACCCAAGTTCATTGTCTGTATATGAGCAAGCAATTGTTCATACACAAGCCACACCACAGCCAGTGGTGCAACAGCAGGTAGCAAGCCCGTTGCCTGTTCAACCCGAGATGTCTAAGGAGACACCTATGGAATACTCACAACCCCTACCAGCATCAAGCAACAGCCACAGTGTATTGCTTGTGCCAGAAATCAAGCCACACTTCACTAGGACATTCGATGAACTAGACGAAGTAACTATCCTTGATTCAGCACGAGCAAGAAAAAAGACTGTGCTTATCACAGGTCCCGCTGGTACAGGCAAGACTAGTTGTGCTTACAACTATGCCGCAGTCAATCATCTACCATTCGTAGTTATTGAAGGCACACGACAGATTGACGAGACCAAGGTTCATGGTCGCTTCATTCCTACTGGTGTTGGTAACAGCACTGCTTGGAAGTACAGTCAGTTCGTTACTGCTATCCAGCAACCGTCAGTAATCCTTATCAACGAGTTGAGTCGTATGCCTGCCAAAGCAGCCGACTTGTTCCTTCGTGTACTCAATGAGCGAGAACTAATCATTGACCAACTCAATGAGGTTATCAAGGTGCACCCTGAGTGTCTGTTCATTGTAGACCAGAACACAGGTACTGGCTATGCTGTTACAGCACAAGACAAGGCATTGCTTGACAGAATGCAACCTAAGATGGAGTTTGATTACGACATCAAGCTTGAGTCTAAGTTCATCAAGTCCGAGTCATTGCTGTTGTTTGCACAGTCTATTCGTGAAGCAGCGACTATGACTGACCAGTTCACAACACCTATGTCGCCTCGTATCCTGCTTGACTTCGTAGACAATGCTAAGCACCTCAACTTAGCATTCGCTGTGCGTTCATTGCTCAACAACTTCCCTAAGGATGATGGTGAGCGTGAAGCAGTCAAGATGACTCTAGACTCCAACATTGACGCTATTGCGTCAGAGTTGGGTGTAGAACTAGGCAGTTACTCAGCCTAGTCCCTCAAGTCTTATGTAGCACAGTCGCGTTGGCTAGTCGGCTAGCCGACACAAACATCTAGCGTGACTGTGCTACCTAAGCACCAATACAATACAAGGAGAAATATATGCAAATAATACCTAACGGTTACAATCCCCTTGAACTTGACAGTGATAAATATATTGCTGTCAATACCGACGTTGAAGACCTGAATGCTGAGCGTGCTGAGCGTATGACGAGAGTCATATCTAAGTTCTCTAGTGCGATTACATCCCGGGTTGTCAATGTGTCTGTAGTAAATGACAAGCAGGTCAACCTGCCTAGTGCAGACGCTACAGCGTGGTCAGATGCTGAGAACATCTGGTTCAATATAGACAAGTTAGGTGACCTCAATGACCCCGACACTGCGTTAGCAATCAAGGGTGTCAGTCTTCACGAATTAGGTCACATACAACTAACACCTCGTGCTGGTAGCAATCTAGTCAAGTGGGTTCGCGGTAACAACTTTGAGCGTGCATTCAATATACTCGAAGACCAACGCACCGAGTTGTTCTTGTCTACTAAGTACAGTAACGTAAAGCACTGGTTCACAGCAGCAGTTACTAAGTATCTTATAGACAATCCACAAGCAATACCTAATGCGTTCCCACTCATACACGGTAGGTCATTCTTACCAGCAGAGTTGCGTCAAGCAATTCGTAGTGCGTATGCCAATCAATCTATAGCCAATCAGTTGGCTAGTATTATTGACAGGTACACAGTACTCAATCTATCTGACAGTGTTAGTATCCCTATAGCACAGCAGTTGATTAGAGAGTTCCACGAGTTGATTGCTTCAACTGGTCAAGGTTGGTCAGATGTACCTAACCCAGACAAGAATGGCAGTGGCGCAATTATGAAGTCATCAGAGAAGTCTAAGCCTATGAACAAAGCAGGTCAAGACCGTATCATTGACAAGATAAACAAAGAGCGTGGCAATCAGCAGTCTAATCCTAGTGGTGACGAAGAGGGTGAAGAGTATGAGCCTAGTGACGAGCCTAGTGATGAGCCCGGTGAAGATGGTGAGGGTGAGTCTAGTGACGGTGATGCACCTAAGCAACATCAACTTCCACAGTCTGACGGTAACCCCGGCAAGCAAGCAGGCGAAGGTGTTGAAGGTGCTACTAACAACGTTACACAGGTAGCACAGAAACATCTCAACAATGCTAAGCAGATATTGCGTGAAGACCTACAAGATATGGTAGCCCAGTTCAATGGTGAGTCTTCACTTACTAGCAAGCATCAGAAAACACCAGAGCGTAGTTATTATGAGCGTGAGGTAGCTGTGCCTGTAGACGTTGTTACTCAAGTCAAGTCATTCGTTAATCAACTAGAACTGATACGTGCTGAGCATGACCCAGGTTGGAAGCGTAGAGTTAGTGCTGGTAAGTTAAATGTTTATCGTTATATGACTGGTGCTGAGCCTGACGAAGTGTTTGACCTATGGGATGAGGGTCGTGAAGATGTTGTAGACATTGAGACCGTTGTCCTGCTAGATAACTCAGGCTCTATGGGTTGGACTATTGACTCAGCACACGATTCTATGTGGGCTATCAAGCGTGCTATGGATAAGATAGGTGCTTCTACTACAGTAGTTACTTTTGCTGATGATGCTCGTATATTGTACGGTGCCAATCAAAAAGCCAAGGTTACTAAAGCGTATGTAGGCGTAGCAGGTGGTACTAATCCTAAGCAAGCCGTTGACTATGCTAAGTACATTCTTGCTAACAGTGAGCGTGCTATCAAGATACTTATCGTCATCACTGATGGTGAATGGTGGAACTCAGAAGAGCAAGATAGAATCATAAGTCAGATGCGTAAGGCTGGTGTTATTACAGCCCTAGGTTATATTGACCCTCGTGGTGCTTGGTCTGAAGAAAACAGGCAGAGGTTTGCTGATGATAGAAAACAGCAGGTCAATGGTCACGGTGCTGAGATTGTTGTAGCGTTAGACAACGGCAACTCACTGCTAAATCTTGCCAAAGCATTGGTCAAGGCTGGCATCAAACGTAACTTATCTAAGTAAGGAGATAATAGAATGGGTTACTGGATTAATCATAATATAAGGGCTGAAGGTAGTAAGGAAGATATAGAAGCGTTAGCATCTAAACTTACTCAACGTCGCCCTAAGTCATTGAATGATGAAGGAGATATAGTATGGAGTGAAGAAGAGTTTTCATTTTATAATATAATCTCTCCACCGGAAGAGATGATAAAGTCTGGAGAATGGTGGGAAGAAGAGGGCAATCAATGGAAACAACAACACTGGCAATGTTATGATGCACCTGCTGAAGAGTTTGATGTGTTTACGCCTTTTGGAAGTAATAACAGTAATACACGTATGCTTACCATACGTATTGATACTAAATACGATTGGCCAGTAGATATATTCCATGAGTTAATACGTCAATATCCTTCCATAAAATTTAGTATATGGTCTGAAGGTGAAGAGTCTGAAGCAATTCATATTACAGGTGTTCAAGGCTCATATAGTCAAGTAGACTATCCATCACCTAACTCTCACGCTGACTGGGAAAGCCGTGGTGATATAGATAGTTGTTGGTGTGGTAGTTATGATAACCCTGATGACTGGTATGAAGACTGCCCTAGAGATGACCCTAAAACATACAAGGTAGTAGTAACACATACCCATTATGTCAAAGCACTTTCTATGAAGGATGCTGCACTTGCAGTAGAAGCATACGATAATAACTTTAATATGCCAGAGGATACAGAGATGGTTAAATATAGTATCATACCTAATGTACTTGCTGAACTAGTAGATAAAGAGGAGGTGAAATAAATGATAGAAGATGAAAAAGAAGCAATGGCTGTTGTCCGTGCGTTACTTACAGCACGAACAATATATAGCAAAATGGTTTCTGATGCTTCAGAGGTGCTTGATAAAGAAGACATCGATAGAGCAACAGAAGACACAGAAATACTTACTAAAGTAATTGTCAAATTATTAGGTAAAGACCCAGACGTACAGTAGTATATACACAGGCTGACCTAGTCGGTAGTGGGCTAGGTCAGCCCAACACAAACAAACTAAGGAGCAACAAATGGAAAAAGTACTAAGCATTACAACTGACAACTCAGTTGAGATAAAAGAAGTAGACAGCATTGAATACGAAACATTATATGAAGCAGTCAATGGTTTAGTTGAGTTAGTTAGTATCAACGAAGACATTGATATGTGGTTAAACGAAGAAGGTAAACTGATTGGTCTTGAACCTAATGTTCTAGCAACCCTATTGTTTAACAAGGCGTTTAGTCAAAAGGATGTTATTATGGGCAACATCATTATTACAGGTGGAGCAGATGACGAAGGTAACACAGTAGGGCTATCAGATGCATCAATTATAGATATCTTTGCTATGCTACAAGACGCCATCGACGAAGCAGTTAACTACACAGACAATGACTGATGTAGATACAACAAGGGTGTGCGGTTATTGCTATACCAAAAACCACGATAGATGTCGTCCAGTAATTAAATGGTATGACAAAGAGTGGTATTGCTATTGTAAATGCCAAACTAAAGAAGGAGAAACAAATGAACACGATATACTGCCCGAGCTGTGATGAGCCTACAACTCAATCAGCACTAGACAAATGGGAAATGTGTTACAACTGCGAAAAGCAAATGTGTCCAGAGTGTAGTCAACCATTCTGTGACCACGACCAGTAAAGGGAAACAAATGAGTAATGATTATATGGAGCCAACCACTTGTGATTGGTGTAGCAAAGTATATGAACTATCGGAAGGTGGGTATACAATGGGGGATAAGTTATGCCCTGAATGTGTAAACACAATGGAAGAAACGAGATACGAATGAAGTGTGAACATAACCTAGTACATATTTACAAAAGACATGAGTGTGATGGGTGTTGTGCTCAAGTTATATTAAAGGAGGGAAAATGAGTGTAATAGAACGTAGTAAACGATTGGTAGTAAGGCGTCACTGGTACCACAAAGGACAACAAGCTGAGCAAGCAAGAGTTGTTGAACTACTCAGCAACATTGCGTGGACATCAATAGCAAAAACAAATGATGACTCTCGTATGGTAAGTACTAACGACATCATCAAACTAATACAAGGAGAAACAGATGAAATATCAAGTTGAATTAAATATAACTCTTGAATATGAAATGGATGACTCTGGTAGAACTACTGAACAAATTGCAGAGCAGATACTAGAAAACATTTGTTGGAGCTATCAACCAGCAACAGGCAAAGTAATAAACATAACTAAACTAGGAGAAACAAATGGCTGAAAAATATGTAAAGCATCTTACTAATGATGAACTGTTAGAACGTATGGCAGAAGAGTTAGTAGCAACTCACAGAGACACAGGTATTGACTTGGGTTATTGGGAGACTGCAAGAGAGATTGTAGAAAGGTTCTACGATGTTAAGATACACTTATCAATTAGTAAAAAGGAGCAATAAATGAGTAATGTATGGCAATCAACACTAACTAAAGATATGGTATCTCATCTTAATGATGATACAATCGCAGAGATTGTAGAAATGTTGGATGATGCCGTAGCAAATATCTGTGAGGAGTACGACATTGAGTAAAACAATATGGAGAATATACGTAGACTATGGTTCAGGCTATGGATGGGTACCAGTTAACTGGGCTCCTACGTTTGATACAAAAGAAGAAGCACACGAATGGATTAATGATGACCATGATTGGGAGTCACCAGTAACAGCACATGAAGAGGAAGTAGAAGAAGATGAAGACTAGGTATATGATACAAGAACGTTTTCCAGGAGAAGGCTGGCAACTTGCTCACTGGGCACCAACGTTTGATACTAAGCAAGAGGCACTAGACTGGATTAATGACCCAGAGAAAACGTGGGAGACACACGCTTCAGTACTTGAAATACAAGTAGAAGAATAAAAAGAATGGATGAGCAACACATGAGAAAAGCAATGGAAACACTACTACTCGATAAAGAAAATGTTGAGACGTTTATCGATGAAACACTAGCCCACAGGTTAACTGATGCTGAGTGGGAAGATATCTGTGACGCTATTGATAACAGCATAGCAGAGTACCTTGATATGGAACTATGGCATATCGTGGAAGATTACAAAGCAAGTAAAGGAATCAATTAATGCCTGTATATCAATTACAAGTTGCAACTATTGTTGAGTTCTATGCTGAGAACGAAGACATTGCAATAGATATGGTCGATAAAATAACCGACAATATCGTGGAATCAAACGTGTATCCAACTATGGCACACGTAGTTAAACGAATCGAGGTAGATTAATGGAACAGCACGAACTAGGTGAGGTCGTATGGAAGATGAACTTACGTGAATTACAAGTCAACCATATGGATGAACTAGAACTACACCTCTTCTATAATTCTTTAGAAGATGCAATTAATGATGTACTAACAAACTATGAAGTGGAGCTAACCTTTGGAGACGAATGATGGAACAACCCGTAGTGGTGACTACCATTTAGGGGCACAACATGAACAAGAAAGAATCATTGAGTATTTACTCAAGATGAATGTCCTACGTGAAGCAATGTTTTACGAAGGATGGGTAGCAATGGATGTCGATGGCAATAGTGGCGTTGACCTAGATATTAAGTTAGGAGGGATGTAATGAGTAAAATCAAGTTATCAATAGATACTGTAGATAGTATTGTTGACTACATAATGATGTTGGAATCAAGAGTACCAGCTGAAAATATGTTCGACA